TTACAGAACTGGGTGAAGTTGAGCCCTTCGTGTACGATACGGTAGAGCTGGGCCTCGAGTCGTTGGATGTCGGTACGATAGTTAAGAATGGCCTTTTGTCTTTCGTTGTCATCTACGAGGACTCCCCGGAGGTTCATTTCCATTACCGGGCCCTGAAGGGCACGGGATAGAGCGTAGGTACTGCCAGTGAGGTTATCGAGCTGTGGAAGGATCGCGTCGAGAACCTCATAGGTAACGCAACAATCGAGGCCGTTGTATATCCAGAGACGTTCAGTCTCGGACTTTGGCTCGCCGGGGCGAAGGGTGTCAGTTTGATAGACTTTCATCGCGTTGTACGCGCCTCTCGAGTTCGTGGTAGCGTCGGATCAATTCCTCGAGCATGAGGAGGTCATCGTTCTTGAACCAGATCGAGGCCGCCCTACGGAGATGCTCAATGAGTTCGCTGCTAGTCATTTGAACGCCTGCTCAATAGACTCGCCGTGGATGTGTCGTGAGAGGGCTTCTCCGATTTCTTTCTCGGTCTTGTATTTATCGCCCTTCTTAAACCAGAAGCTGTCGGTGGCACCAAGATTAAATTCACCTAGTGGTATGTGGTGTAGGCCGGGGATAGTTATGAGGACTTTGTAACCAGCCCAGGTGAACTCTCTGGCGCCGCGATAGTGGCTCTTTACAGGAGTGCCATCGTGGCGGGTGTGTTCTCTAACGGAGTGTAGGATACGTTGACGAGAGCCATCATTGACGACTACATCCCTGTCACGGAAGAAGTAGGCAGTCCGCCGCGGATCTATGCCGAAGATGGCAGTTAAGTTGTCTTTGTGGATTGTTATCTGAGCGTTGATACCACAAGATTGTTCGTACCGCTTTACGGTATCTGTAAACAGGTGGGTTAGGTGGAGGTCGGCTGTTATGCCGTGGTCGGCTGCCCAATCTTTGTAGATATCTGGAATATGCCAGGCTCTCTGAGGTATACTAAACATCTTACCTCTGTAATGGCCGTGCTTACGTCTGATCCAGATCTTTTTGGTATCGATCTGACGTAGAAGTTTGATGGTGTTGCCGTCTTGACTCACGAAGATACCGCAGTCAGTTGGTCTTCCCCATTTAAGTTTCTTATCGTGCTGCCGATCCCACCAGATTGTAAGCTTGTAAATATCGCCACCAAGCATCGGCTGAAGCTCTGGTGGAGGTTGTCTGTATTTGGTGAAGTAGATGAACTTTGGATATTGCTTCTTATTTTTCGTTTTATCCTCAATCTCCTCGTCGAGTGGATTTGCTCCGAAGGTTATGCAGCCGAATGTGGGGCGGTGCTTCTTGAACCAGGGAGTGAGTACGGTAGCCTTCTTATGTTTTTCTATCTCTTCCTCGGTCATTTTGTCTACGGTGAGTCTTCTATCGAAGTTGGCTCCAATGGAACAATAGGGAGCCATAATGCCTCCGATCTGAGTATACAGATCGTAGGCGTCTGGATCGTACTTCTTCATACGCTCAATGTAGACCCAGTATCGATCGAGCTGCTCGAGGATGGAGTCTCTGAAATTGAATTCGCCCTTGAATTCAGACTCCTCGAACAGGACATTCCCCTGACCATCGCCCTCTACGAGTTCGCCGACGATAAGTCGTCCCTCGTCCGGACTGTCCTCCACGATATTGATTGGCTTCGAAGGGGCCTTGACCCTCGGGGCGCGTGGCTTGATGGTCTCGAGAAGTTCGAGGTTATTTGGGGTCACGAGTTTGTCACGCTTGATGCGTGCCCGCTCAAGGCGACGACGCTCACTGGATACCTTTCTTCGTTGCGAGCGGTTGATGGTCTCGATAGGCTGAGGCTGAGGCTCTGGCTCTGGCTCTACCAGAGCCTCTGGTTCGTTTGTTGGAATGACTGGAGCCTTCGGCGGACGTAACCATCCAGCTATCTTCTGGCGTATTGTGATCCAGTTATTTAAGATGAGCGTTAAACCACTCACCCTTAGATGGCGCCATGACGAAAGCCAAGAACTCTTCCTCTGTTCCAGGGTACTCATAGGTGAGATTTCCTCCGCGTTTCATCTCAACAGTTATGATACCACCGACACGATAGCCAATCGATCGGATGAAGCTAGATTGTACCGGGACTGTGACCTCTTTTGGAGTCTCCTCTCCTTCTGGACCAAGGGCTGTGGCAAGTGCCTTGACCATCGGCAGCTCGAGAGCTGCGCCTGCTTCAAGAGCATCGGCCATAAGCCCCGCGACTATAGCTGGACCGAGGGGGAGGACCATCAGAGTTTCTTCCACTCATCAATTGTAATAAGTTGGTCGATGTGGAGCTTGATAAGCTCCTTGATATAGTCAGACCATTTCGCTCCATACTGACCCTTGAGCCACTCTACATCTCGGACATAGAGGTCGATAGTGGTTTTTTCGAGTTGTTCCATGTTAGTCCTCCTTCTTGATTGTGCCCTTGTGTTTCAGGCGAATGCCCAGCTTCCACGCGGCCTCGTCAGTGTAGATTGATCCAAGATAGTCGAGAGCTTTTGGACTCTCGGGCATAAGGGCGTGATGCAAGAGCATCGTGTCGTGCTCGGCGTTACGGACTGGAATGCCGTAAGTTTTCCAGAGGCGAGTCATATCGAAGATACCATTTTGGAAAATTTTCGAGGGAACAGCCATATCTAGGACTTTGCGAACCCATTTCCAGGCCGCGACTTCGGCCTCGACTGTGGGCCAGTAGTTTCCGCCCCGCCGAAGATCTTCGAATGGAAGGACCAGGGCTACGTGTGGCGAGGGTGCGAAACCGATACAGGTTATTCGCTCTCCTCGAGTTTCAATATCGACCGCGAGCCGAAGGGCTGGTCGGATGTGAGTGTCAAGGAACCATCCGAGTTCGGTAAGATTGGGCTCGGTATAGATGGTTCGTTTGGGTCGCCTAATCTCGGGATACTCTGACTCTCTCCGCGCTTTTTGGAGGTCGAGGATCGTGACATGGCGGGCTTCGTATCCGCCTTGGAGGATGTAGGAGGGATGGAAGGTTGGGAGACACTTTTTTCCTGCCAGTATGGGGGAACTTGCGACTGCCCCACGAAGTTTCGATATTCTACCGTCACGTAATATTGCCCAGGCGGCAGTTCCCCCGAGACAGATAATGACATTCGGATCAACTTCAGTAAGTTCTCGGTAAAGTCGATCGAGTTCAGGGAGAAATTCATCGCGGACGTACTTGCCAGATGATAACGGCGGGAGCGCATGACGGACCTCCTTTCGCGAGGCACAAAGGTTATCGATCTTGTTTGTGGGCTTCGGGCGAAGATTGAAACAATTGGTGAGGAAGCACTCGTTACGAACAATTCCAGCCTCCTTTAGCATGGTGTTTAGCTGCCAACCGGCCGGGCCGACAAAGGGCAAGCGCTGGCGTTCTTCGTGCTCGCCCCAGGCCTCACCGACTATTGCGATCTTGTATTTCATTTTTTACGCTTCTTTGTACCCTCTTTTAGAAGAGCACAACCTCCGCGAGTGCCTTCTTCGAAGAACTTGTATTCATGGAGAATGGCCAAGCACTCTTTCTCGCTGAAGAAGTCCTGAATGGGGATGATAGCACCACCAGTCAGTTGGATAATGAGAACCCAGTGTTCCATTAGGATGCTCCTTCTGATGCCTTGTGGAGAATGCGAGCGCGGTTCAGCGCTTCTTTGGCGATTTGCGCGAACTCTGGATTGATTTCGAGGCCGAGGACGTGCTTGGCACCAAGCGACTCAGCCGCTCGCAGCGCACTTCCAGAACCAGATGTGGGATCGAGCATAATAGTATTCTGGTCAACGAGCATCCCGAAGAAGTATCGCAGCATCGGCTCGGGTTTCTCAGACATGTGGCGCTCCCGTACTGTAGGGCTGTGGTAAGCATTAGAAACTGCTCGAACAATTTTGCGGTCTCCCCGACTTCCGAGAAGACAGGTCTCATAGATCTGTCGGGGGCCTCGTTCAGGATCTGGAAGGATGCCAACACCATCTGACTTCATCCAAATAAGAGGAAGAGGGTTGATATCCCACCCCATCGCTTCGAGGCGGCGGACGGTAGATTCATACAGTCGCTCGGTTCCCTTACGCATTGCAAACCAGAACATCAGATGGGCGCTCAGCGCCAAGTGGTCGCGGACTGCGATTTCGAGAGCGAACATGAGGCGCTCCCAAGTCTCACGGGTATCGGTATAGCCTCCAAAAGCTGGTGCGGACCCTTGATTGAATGTGTCCGCTTCGATACCATACGGGAAATCACAGTGAATGAAATTGAATTTTATAGGGCTTTGCCCAAGGACCCACTCGGTAAAGTCGGTGATGAGAATGCTCTCCAGCGGAGCATCGACCGGGCCACTCTTGAGATGGGCACTTCGAAAGGCATCAATTGCTTGTTGATCCTTCCGTTCGAGGGCTCGACGAACTATTCCGCGCGCGGTTGAAAGCAGTGGAGCGGCGGCGACCATCTCGTTGCCAGAGATAAGTTCCTCAGCGATTTGGAGCATTTCGCCGGTGTGTTGTGGAGAGAGACCAATGGCCTTGGCGGTCTCGCCTTGAGTCCAGTTTTCCTCGGTTGCGTTCCGGAGAGCGTGATACTCGCGGACGGCCATGACTTGATCTCGCCAGGCAATATCGACGCGCTTGATGTTCTCCTCAAGCTCGATCGCGCGGAGTTGCGCGGTATCGAGTTCATCAGTATACTGAACTGGAATGTTTGTCCATCCCAGTGCCGTACAGGCCGCGTAGCGACGTTCTCCCGCCACGAGTGCACGCTCGCGAGTGACTACGATAGGGTGGATTAGACCGAGACGGCGGATAGAGTCAGCAAGGATTTCGATCTCTTTTGGATCGAGTTCGCGCCGCTGACGGCCCTCCCTATCAACGGAGATATCGCCGATAGGGAGGATATGGAAGTGACCTGATGTCACGCCTTCGGCTCCGAGCTGGCGCCAGTGATGCCCTCGGTAGTGGTGTGTGTTACTGCGGCCGAGGGTCTTTTGGCGTAGATCTCATTGAGCTGGACGTGGAGTTCCTCCATTTTGGCCTCGCCCTTGCAGCAGGCCTCGTTGAGTCGGGCTACGGCGGCTTTGAGTTCTGTGGTCCGCTCCATGTAATCGGCCTTGATGGCGTTGGCCTTCTTCTTAATCTCGACGAGTTTGGCCTCGACGCCCTCGATCAGAGAGTCGAGTTCCTTGGTTGGAAGTTCAGCGAAGCTGTCTACAGCGTTCAAGGTAAGCCTCCCAATTTGTTCGGTTCGGTCTTTGGGTGGCACGAACTCAGCTGGGATCAGTGTTCTGATCTCCTCTTCGATAGTCGGCTCGACCCTCGCGTTCGGGGGAATTAGCGCCGAGGGAACTGCCTTTAGGTTCTTCAGGTTCATTTCTTTCTCCGTAGTGGTTTGTCGGTATCATACGCATTGCGTATAGTATTGCCGTTTACTCGTTGTTTCCATTCTCCACACCACCAACTTTCTGCGATGAGTGGATTGTGGCTTGTTACATTAGCGCCTTCAACTTTTGTTACTTGCGGAGGATACCTCCGGCACATGATGACTCCTTCTCCGACTATCGTTCCGTAGAAGCAGTCACCACAGGTCTTCATACCGATCTCCGATCAGAAAGGCCGGGGAGGGAGGGTAGGAGGCTGGGCGGTCACCTCCCCGGCCCCTCAACTCGCTGCGTCTGTGGAGTCGCTCAGACGTGCGCGGTTGATGCAACTCGGTGAAACGTCCGCTTTCCATCCGGAGATGGCTCGTGCTTCAGTGTCACCAAGAGCTGTTTACCGGGCGCCTCGGCGAGGGCCTGATCGAACGGTTTGCCCTCTGTATCGATGCCAAGATCGTTAAGGAAGTCAGTCAGTCGATAAGTGGCGAGGTCTGTGACGTAGTATTCAACCTGAATAGTTTTACCGACGATTTGCTGCTCGGCCGCAGCAGCCTCATCGACGCCCTTGTAGGGCTTGAGGATTTTGAGCTTAAACCGCACAAAATCGGTACCCTTCTGTGAAGATTTACCAGTCTCGTGTGGCCCGTCAACGAGACAGTGATAGGTCCCGACCGGATAAGCCTCCGGCGGTTTGAATTCGCTTGCAGGACGACGCATGATCTCTTCAAAAGATGCCATAGTAGTTACCTCCTATTCCATGGCTGCTTCGATTTCAGACGCTGCTTCCTCGATCTTGTCTCTTGCACCCTCTAGACTGGCGACTGACTCTTCCATTTTAGTACCTTGATCCTCAGCTTTCATTCCGTCTGGGAGATTTTCATATGACTCCTCTTCTTGTGCGTGTATGTCCTCTACAATTCCACAAGCGGTGCTAAGTAAAGTCAGCGCCTGTTGTAGATTTTTTCGTCGTTCAGCGTTCACGATTGACTCCATTATGACCGTAAGGTTTCGAAGTACGTTGCCAATCCGGTCTCAATCGGCAACGTCGGAAGCATTTTGAAGGAGGCTGGATTAGCGAGGTCAATCATCGCCGTGGCCGCAGTTTGGATTTGGCGCTTGCCGCCCGGTCCCGTCTGGGCGAGCGCAACGCTGTTAAAGTAGCGCGGTATTTGAGGGGAGAGAGCCGAACCGACCGCGGTAGGATACCCTTTCTTTGTGCCATCTGGGTTATCAACGTAGCGTACATGGCTAATAACAACGACATTCGCTCTGAAGGACTCAGATGTAAGTAGTGCGAGCACGTTCTCGATAGCATCTTGAGTGTTTTTGTAGACGGCGCGAACATCATATTTTCCATCTCGTGAACGGGGAACCAGTGGCTCCCAAAAGCGGAACGCTGCATCTGACATAAACGTGAGAGAGTCAAGAACCACGATAGAGTCCTTACCAAATTCAGCTGGTTTACCGAGGTCTACTTGATCGTACTTCCACAGATCGAGCATCCTAAGGCCCTCAACAAAGGCCGTTGGCGTACCATCGACAATAGTTCCAGTGGGGGATGATTTTAGTTTATCGCGGAGAGTTCGAAACTCGATCCGCTCTAGAAGTTGTGGATCAGTTCGGCGCACAATTTGAGCGAGGGCATCAAGGCCATTATCGTAGTCGAGAATAAACAGTTTGTATTTTGGAACGAGCGAAGCGAGGGAGCCGGTCTTACCGGACTTCGAGTCGCCCATAAGTAAGAGTTTGGTGAACTCGCCGGACTGGTGTTTAGCTAGAGATGTCATCAGATGTAATCCATAGTTTTTATGTGTCTGTCTCTGCATTCTTCCGAGCAGTGTAACTCTCCACAAATGGAACACTGATAACGGATCGATCCAAGCTCGTTTCCACAGATGTAGCAGTGTAACTGTTTAACGTGGGATGAGAGGGTTCCATTGTCGGCGCTCGAAGGCACTGTCGAGGAACTTGTCTCGGACATCTGGGGATTTGGAGCAGATTTCCCGGAAAGGGCAGCCACCAAACTTGTGGCACGACTTGTCATTTTGTGGCCAGTAGTTCGCTTCCGCGAAGATTTCTGCTTGTCGGAGCCAGATTTTGAGGTCTTTGAGCCACTCATTGATTTGATCCTGCGTTTTGAACACAAACGAGCGGACGAAACGACTGAAGCCAACTGCGATCTGGGCCGCGTCTATGATGCCGCCCTTCACAGGAGTATGGAAGGCGACCTGGGCGGCAACGGTATAGAGGGAGATTTGGTTGTCGGGATCATACTGATCAAAATAGTAGCTACCCAACGTGCTGGTGGTTGTCTTGCGATCCATGAAGAAGGGTTGGTCTTGAAAGTCCACAACGCGATCAAGGTAACCACAAAGAGTGTAAGGATGCTGAAGATCGATACCAGCTCCAATTTCAAATTGGAAGTGAAGCTCAACCATCGGCCGACCAGTGGTAGGGTGCATTCGAGTTTTTGCGGGGTCGCGCTCGAACTTGTCGAGGTACCAGACGACTGTGCGGATAAGGTTCTCACGGTTCTTGACAGAGGCGCGATCATCGCTGGGAAGATCCTTTATTGAACGCCAGGGTTTGCCATCCCGCCACGTCTCGTCCATCAATCGCTTGACAACGAGAAGGACTGATAGGTCATGTGGGAGGCCGTCCGCGCGGTTTAGCTCGTAGTGCTCGAGGGCGCCGTGATAGAGGATGCCGTATTCGAGGTGGATAGACTCGCCCCGGCCCGAGTAACCCTCTATCATGTGGTATTGGTACTTGCGTGGACATTCCTTTAGCCAGCCGAGGCTGGTGGAGTCCCACGCCCACTGATAAAAGGTCCCTGGAATGAATGGGCTTAATGGATCGACAGGGCGCTCGATAAGGTTCATCTCACTCGAGCCCCAGTTCCTTGAGGAGGTTTTGAGTTTTGGTGGACTTTGGCTTTGGCTCGGCCTTAGGTTTTACGCCCAGTTCGAATTGGGCCTGGGCTTCGCGCATCCGCTTGATGATGACCTCGAGATCGGGGTCGGTCAACTTGAGTGGATCGCGATCGAAGAGTTCCGAGAGTTCATTGCTCATGGCGTGATCTCTATGCCGAGGTCGTGGATAGTGGGAACCTTTTGGGCCGCACCCTCCTCGATTAGGCGGATGTGAGCGTGGATTATGTCGCGGATGATCTTCGCGGCGCCAATACGAGTTGGATAGAGAGCCTGCAGTTTCTCGTAGTCGCCTGTATAGAGATTGAGGGTGTGTTTCTGAATGGGACGGTCTTCACGGCGTCGCATCGGAGTTCTCCTTCTTGAGTAGCCAGATTTTATGCGGATCGAATGGGGAGATGGTGATCCCGATCTTATCGAGGTCAGGGTCCTTAGCTTCCCTCCGGGCCGCGTAAAGTTTGGCGCGAGTTGACTCCGCACTAGCGCAGACAAGTTCGATCCCGCGAGCGCTGTGAAGCGCGCGGTACCAGAAATTAATGAGTGGCTCCTTTACTTCCATAGCATTATAACGCAGACTAATGCGATGGCTAGCCAGATCATAACCCAGCCGATTTGATCAGATCTGAGCATTTAATCAGCTCCACTGAGGTTGGAAGGGACGGCACGCTTGACCTCCACCGTCCCTTCCCTCGACGTGGCTAGGCGCCGAGTAGTTCGTTGACCGAGTTCATGGCTTCCTTGGCGGCCTCGCGCTCGGCCTCGATGGTCTTGCGAGCCATGGTGATGATCTTGCCATCCTCGCCTTGGCTGTCGAGAAGGGCCTTCGCGGCCTGAGAAATCCGGCTTGCCGGCCAGTCGTCCTCGTTGAGTTTCTTGGTCTTGATGACGTTCCGGATCATCTCCCGCGCCGTGTTCATAGCGAGAGTCATAACCGGGTCGCCACGGAAGCCGCCTCCACCAGTGCGGACACCGAACTGGTAGTCGGCCGCGTAGTCATCGAGTTGCTGTTGCATGGTCTCCATGGTGAGACCGGCCTCAGTGCCCTCCACGACTTTCTTCGCGAAATTGTTGCGGAGGTTTTCGTGGAGGGTCTGGTTGAGAGCCGACGCCTCGCCGTCATTCAGAGTGTGACCGGCCGCGTACCGGATCGGAACCCGGAAGACCTGGCCTTGGATAGTAATCTGATCGTAGCTATTGCCGCTGTTATTCGCCATTGGGACCTCCTTGGGTTGTGGCGAGTGGTACGTATCGGACTCGGTATGGTTCCATTATGCACATCATCGCGTAGAAGTCAACATAAATCGTCCGAGTTTCCCATTTTTATTTTTTCCTTGTCCCAGGTCGTGGATACCATTCCTAAGAAAGTTTCTTTTTTGAAATCTGCTGAGATCATTAGCTGTATTATTTGTTTGAGTGGTGCGTGACACATGATAAAGATTATGTCGAACGTATCAAGTTCGGCTGCATTGCAGCGCCAAAGACTGTCTGCCATATGCTGTCTGAAGCGCTCTGCGGAGTTCCGGTAGAGGTCTCTTATCTCATCAGTGAGAGGTGCGAGTTCGGGCTTGGTCATGTGATCTCCTCGATGTCTAGATCTTCGATAGTACGGGGTTCGATAAAGAGGGTGGCTTCGGTGAGGCCGCCCTTGGGGCCGATCCGAAGGACCAGCCTGTCGTAGATCGAGCGTCCGTGCATGACGTGATTAGGGTCATAGGTGATAGCATTGTCCTTGCGATTGAGGGTTCGCCAGTAGTTGAAGCGGGAGCGCAGTGAGACGGCTGCGCCCCGGGATTTGCAGGTTATGCGGACGCCCTTGTCTGAGTTGAGCGCCCGCTCGAATGCCTCCTGGATATCGGCGAAGGCGAAGAGGCTGCGGTTGAAGTTCATTGATTAGTCTCCACTGAAGTCCTCGAGGCGGACGAAATAGAGGGCATTTTTCGCCCTCGTCTCGATGACATATCTCACGTTGAGTTCTTGTTCGAGGGCTTCTCCGGTTTTTGCCCAGGGCGAGGGGATGCGCTGGGGGTCCAAGTGATATACAGTGTCCCATTCCAGCCCTTTAGATTTATGTCCACTAAGGAGCTGTATGGGACCTTTGGCGGCGAAGATATGTTCACAGAACGCGATACACTGTCCAAGAGTACTGCCGAACCCGGCAAACACTCGCAGACATTGAGCCTTATCAGTAACTGTGTCGGAGTTTCGGCTCCGGCGGAGCTTATCTTGTTCCCAAAGGTCGATGGCTTCATAGACTTTCTCCTGTGGCATGTTTTGATCCGGGCCGAGTTTCTTGAGGGCTCGTACTAACTGTGGACCGAGGTCAGTGCCGACCATGTGGACTCCGCGTTTGGCCCTAAGAAGCATGTATGCCAGTGTTAGTAGTGGAGCGTTGTTGCGGCAGATAATCGCTGCGCCGTCGGGGATGCTGCTTGCATCCCATTCTGGTAGCGAAGCTACGGTGCCCTCCTTAGCCCACGAGGGCCATTTCATGTGTGGGACGCGCTTGTGAGCGTTCATGACCACGGAGATTGGACAGCGGAAGCTGACCGAGAGGGTCATCTCATGCATGTCGAAGGTGTCGCGGAGCCGTGGCATAGAGCTAGTATCCGCACCCCGGAAGGCATAGATGGACTGCCAGGGGTCGCCCACGGCGGTTAGCTGAGTGGATTTGCCAACGAGCTTGTTGACCATGGCGTGGTTGAGAGGGCTGAGGTCCTGGGCTTCGTCAACCATAACTCGACGGTTGACTGGGAAGGAACCACCAAAGAGGGTGGACATGTAGATTTGGTCGTCGAAGTCGATTAAGCCGCCGTAGGCCTGTTTGATGCTCTCTTTGAGGGCTTGGTTGATTATGTCTATGAACCAGTTGTCGGGGGCCTCCTCGAGATCGCCGAAGAAGTCATCGGCAGTTATAAGGCTCTTGCCAGCATTTTGTGGGGGGATGTAGCCTGAGAGTTTGGCCTTAGAGATGGTTTTTGTGATGTCTCCAAAGAGATCGTAGGCCTCGTTGCGCTCACGTTTTGGGAGTGTGTCGATGAGCGCCTTTACTAGATTGTAGTTCTTTTTGGTCTCGAGGGTGAGACGTTTGCCGATAACTGCAGCCCAAACACGGTGGCCTACAGAGTTCATGGTGGCGCACTTGACGTGAGGTGGTAGGACCTTGGACATCTCGTCGGCGATGCGCTTGTTGAAGGCTACTGAGAGGCAGTCCTCTTGAGGGAGGTACTTGGCAAGGAAGCGGAGGGTGCTGGTCTTGGCCGCGCCCGCGAGTGCGTTGATTAGGAGGTGAGTGCTGGGGTTGCCCAGCACGAAGTCGATGATGTCGGTCTGTTCCTCGGTGGCCTCGAGGACTTTGCCATCGGTTTCGAGGGTATAAGTCACTGTTGATACTCCTTGATGAACTGGGTGACAAGGGCAGCGACCTCCGGGTCATCGAGATCGATCCGGGATGGTTTGACTGCCCTCTGGGCACGCCGTCTTGCGCGGGCGGCGAGCCACTCGTCATCGATCTCGCGGCGGCAGTTATAGAGGATGTGCTCTGCCATCCCTAGGCGACGGTCGAGTTCGAGGGTATCCTCAGTGAATTCGAGGTCCGCCACGAACGTCTTGAACTGACGGAAGGCGTCAAAGGTGGTCATCGGAGGATGTTCCTGTTCTCGTACTGTTTGTGGAAGAGACGGGCGACCTTGAGTTCCTTGAGCATTCCTGGCGACCACCCGAGGTCGATGTAGAACGCCACGAAATCGCAGTGCTCGATCCACTCGTACTCAGCCTGCATAGCTCGGTCGCGTTCCTTCGGGGAAGTGTCGTCATAGACCTGGGTGTAGAGAAGATGGGAGGCGAACGGTGCCTCCCCTAGATCGAGACTGTGGCGTAGTGCGGTGCGGGCGTAGGTCAAGTTTGCCTCGATGTCGCCAGAATATGGGCTGCAGATTACGACTCGCTGCATGAGACCAGCTCCAGTTTTGGCATGGCGTTGTTGATAGCATTGGCGATCCTCTCGGCAAGCGCTTGGTTGCCATTGGTGAAGAGGGTGATCTCGAGGAGGTCAGTGCCACTGTTAGCGTCGGTGGCATAGATAGTGACCCAAGCACTGCGGTTGCCCTCTTCTGTCGGGCTGGTAGTGGCACTGACTGCGCTGATACCGTGGACGTTTACGCTAGTAGTCATGATTGGGTGACTCCAGTTTGGCGCTTAGCGCGCGGTTGGCAGGGTGATGGCGGGGCGAGTACGCTCGTCTGGCATACAGTAGCCAGACACTGGTAGAAAAGCGTCTGGTAGTTTCTCTGGATTACTCTCGATGACGAGCTTGTCGAGGGCCTCGTTACAGAGTTCCCGGGAGGACCATCCGGGCACGGCTTGCCACTGGTTAGTGGCCAGCACGTAGACGACCATTATCCACTTCATGTTAGTCTCCTTTGAGGTTGCGGTGGACTCGGTAGAGGATAAGCAAGAGGAACTTGACGAGGAAACGCTTGCGGGCGCGGGTCATTTAGGCTCTCCAAGATCGGAGTTGACTTTTGGTACCTTGTGGGACTTGAGGATGCAGACTGTATCGATCACACGACCGAGCGAGAATATCCCGCTCGGTCTCGGTCAATGCCCGCGCCGTCGTATGGCGGCTGTGAAAGGCGTTCTCCAGCTGCCGGCGCAATGCGCGCGCCGGCGATTCGATAATCGTGCTCACGACAGATTCTCCGTGATCTTGACGGTGAGATAGCGTGGCGGCGAACCGAGCGGGTCACTGACGATGATCTGTATCCAGTCCTTGCCGAAGCTGGTCCGCACCGTGATGCCGACCAACACGTCGATCTGCTGTTCGTCCTCAAGGCGGTGCGCCCACTGCGTGAGCGCCCGCATGAGATAGGTTTTGGCTCGCGATGTGCTCATGACAAGTCCTCCGCGAAACCGTTGCGCCGCAGAATCTCCACCGCCTTGTCGAGAGCGCGGTGGGTCTCGCACCAGCAGATGCCGACGCTGTGATCGCAGGCTTCGTTCTGCGCTAGATTGGCAAGCTCGCGGGTGACATCCCGCAGGGCGATCAGAATGGGGTGCCGGATCATTGGTCGCGCTCCACAGTTTTGATCCACGTCTGCACCCAGGATGCAGAGGTCAGCCACCACGTTCCTTCGTCCCAAGCGGTGATGATCTCGTCGCTGGCGCAATATGCTGAGCCATCGACCGTGACAGCGCGGTAGAGGTTCCGGCCATCCGGCAACTGGCCAAGACGATAGATGCCTTGGCCGGTACGGAGCGCTTTCATTGGAATACCTTCCCTTCACATTCCGGACCGAAGCCCGAGGCGATCGAGGGACAGTGGTTGGGTAGTCGGGGGTTGACCCAGCAGAGGCTGTGACCACAGCAGGGCATTTGGAAGAGGCGGAAATGGATCAGCTCGGTCCAGGGTTTGTCAGTGGTCATCGGAACGCCTCTTGAATTTCATAGTGTTCCGGCTCCCATGGTCTGCCTTGGTTGAAATAGTATGGTACCACACAATTGTGGCGGAATTATGACCGTTTGATCGTTCGAATTGTTCTCTGTGTTGCTGGCGATGGTATGGCTCGGGAGTCCCTGGAAATTGGAAAATTAGCCCCTGTGTACTCTAGGTTCTCTCGAGTGCTGGTTGGGGGTCGCGTATTTCCGGCGCGGGTTGGAGGGGCCATACCGAGGGGGGATCCGTCTCTTAGGAGAAGTTAAAAAAAAAAAAAAAAAAAAAAACTACCTCTACCCAAAACTGGGGGCCTAACCCCTAACTCCTGGCGCCTGGTGGAACCGTGAAATACGCGACCGGGGTCCAACACTCGAGACAATCGAGAGAACCTAGGGGCTAATTTGTCAAAATCCAGGGGCATAAGTATGGCTCATACGCATTGCGTATCAGGCGTATCATTCACTGTGATGGGGCATTATGCCCCATCTATCACCTCCATCATCAGAACCAGAGCGATAACAGCGCAGAGAATGATCGCGGCGAAACCTGGATCAGTTGGCATGGCACGTGCCCGGAACCAGCCAGACAGACTCATTGCACTTCCACGTCCAGCCGACTGGCCAGTGACGACGGTAATTAAACTGCCAACCCCAAGTTGTTTGCAGATATTGCACGGTCATGGTTCGACTCCCGTATGGTGGGTGGAGTTGGGGGGACATTCGCGTCCCCCCGTTCCCCATTAGGCCGCGTTCTTCTTCGAGTGTTTCGCCATGACGGCAGCAACCTCGTCCAACGTGACCTCGCGGCCCAAGAGTTTCGACAATTGGCGGGCGGCGACCTTGTTGGGGTCTTCGACCCGTCGGGTACGGGTGCCGAGTGTACCGGCATAGAACCGGGCCTCGAGATCGTCCGTCACCTCGTGCACCGCGTCAACGAACTGATCGCGCGTGCCCTGGAATGGGTTCTTTCCGCCCTCGGTAATCGACGAATGCGAGTCGTTGAACTTTTGCTCCCATCCGTAATTCCATCCAAACTCGATGGACGAGGCTGGGGCACGCGAGTTGTCCAACTCGATAACGCGGCCGGTTTTGTTGACCATGACGCGAGTGTATCGCGGGATGGTGACGGTGATGGTCTCGTTGGTATCCATGTTTTCGACTCCGTTATGTGGCGGGAACCATTCCCGTCCAACACGTACATCCTCGCATAAATCGGGGCGCGAGTCCACATAAATATTCATGCTGGCAACGCATGGCCGAGTTGTACGGCACGCATACCTCGAATAAAAAACACAACGAGTGTTCAATTGATTGACCACTGTGCGTGTTCATGCAGTTTGTGGTCAATGCAGTTGACCGCGTAACGTGAGCAAAGAGTTTTATTCTTCGGGGAGGGGGGAAAAAAGAATTTTCTTCTCCGAGGCGCTTCGACCCCGCTCGAAAATCTCCAGTAAACAGCCATATCATCCACTGTACCTCTTATCCGAGATTCCTCGCACAAACTGGCAACAAAAGGCGCATAGCGCCCTTGACAATGGGCCGTGGCTGAGCCACAATCGACCACCTCGTAGGGTGGCCCTCTGTCACAATCCCCGGATCATACCTACGATCCACTAGAGCGAGTTGATGGCCTACGATCCGCGCCAGTACTTTGAGACTCTGCAATCCCGGACGCGACCGGACGCTGTGCAACAGTTGGCTATGGCGGATGAGGAGATGCGACGGGGCGGGAAGCCGCTTGGGATAAGACAAGGTGGAGCAGCAGGAGGATCACCCCCAGCCGCTAACACTAATAATCCGAGCGTGCCAGTACCACGAACTGGAATGGAAGACTTTTTGGCTCGGACCGAGGGAATGAGCAGACCCGAATTACTTCAGTCGGAGGCACTGTGGGGCGGGGCGCGGAATCTCGCAGAGAGCACTAAGATGCCCTTTCAGGATGCCTTCAAATACTTGGTCGAGCGCCAGTCTGGCTACGGTCTCACTCCAGCTGAATGGAGCGATATAGCCAGGCAGGCGATGAAGTATGGAATTCGATAATGGCGGCGGATGATATTCTCGACGAGCTGGACCTCGGGGCGGAAGCTCAGATCAAAGAGATCGCGGCGGCCACGGTGCCCTCCGAGTACGTCGCCTATACTCGCGACCTCGTTGAGTCGGACATGGCGGCTCTCGTGTGCAATCGGGGCACGAAGCCCGTGGCGCTTCTGCGCATCCACAGTTCCCATCATTCCCTCGCCCGCTGCATGGCGATGGGACTCAAGGACACCCACACCTCACTGATCACAGGCTACAGCCCCTCGCGAATTTCCATTCTTAAGAACGACCCGGCGTTCACCGCCCTGGTCGCCGACTACCGGGCCGAGGCTAAGGCTATCTTCGCGGACCTGGGCGAGCGGATGGCCGACATAAGCCTCGATGCGATCGAGTTACTCCACGAGCGACTTCAGGCGAAGCCCGAGGACTTCTCGATCCCCATGCTCCTGGACGTGGTTAAGGCGTTCGCTGACCGTACAGGGCATGGGCCGGGGCAAGAAATCACTATGAAAGTAGCGAAGGACTTCATCGACCGGCCGCCTCGCGAAAGTTTCGAGGAATGGGAGGCCAGGCGCGCCAAGGAACTCAATCTTTCAGCGGAGCCGCGCCCGGATATCAAGAAGTTGAACTAAGGGAGGGAGCCGGTGACTACCAACATATTGTCCTCTGGACAGCAGCTCAAGATCGCCAGTTATGTGAATAACAGAGGCATCATGTTCTCGCCAGCTTACGAGTACTATGATGCCAAGGCGCCAAATGCGCAAAAGCTCCTCTTGGAAATCTACATTCCATTGAGGGATGATTTTGGATGGACATCGGAGTCGTCCGGGCGAAACAAAGACTGGTTGACCGATGATGCCCAGCTTCTGAAGGTCACCAGCGACGCCTTAGACGTGATCGAGAAGGCCATAAGACGATAACCAAGGGCCACTTGGCCCCTACACTGTAATGGAGGAAGGTATGTGGTGGAGAGTACTGTTTATCCTCGCAATAGCGGGCGTGCCCGCGCTCGGTGCCCCAAAGTCCAAACCCTGCCAGTCGATGCACTCAGCGGCTACCTGCGTGGATCATGGGGGCTGCGCCTGGGTCAACGTGAGTCAGGGTAAGGGAAAGGGGAACACCAATAAGTGTCGGCCTCTGGCGCCCACGCCCCGTACCTGACCACCGCGAAGCGGACTCGGATATAAAGTCCTAAACTATGCGACTCAATCCTGCCGCAGAGAAGTCGTTTGTGTGGTCCCCTCAGCCTGGTCCGCAGACCGAGGCCATCATGGCCACTTGGTGCGACGAACTTTTCTACGGCGGGGCCGCGGGAGGTGGCAAGAGCGATTTTCTGCTTGGAGACTTTCTCCAGGATGTTCCCTCCTACGGTCGAGCGTGGCAGGGGGTCCTCTTTCGGCGGACCTATAATGAGTTAGAGGACCTTCTGCGACGCTCGCGTGAGATTTATCCAGCCTCGGGCGCGACCTGGCATGAGCAGGCGAAAACGTGGACCTGGCCCAATGGGGCGCAGCTGCGGATGAGATACATAGAACGGGACGCGGATGCAACTCGATATCAAGGTCATCAATATACCTGGATTGGATGGGACGAACTCACTCAATGGCCAACTGACTACGGTTACCGTTTTCTTAGAGCCCGATTGCGATCCGCGCAAGAGGTTCCAACTAAACGTATTAGGGCGGCTGCCAACCCGGGAGGAGTGGGACATCATTGGGTCAAAGCTTATTTCGTTGACCCAGCCCCAGGGGGTTATGCCCCCGTTATTGATCCAACCGTTAAAGCACGAAGGATGTTTATACCTGCCAGACTCCGCGACAACGCAATACTGCTTGCCTCCGACCCAACCTACCGAGACCGATTGAAGGGCCTCGCTAGTGACTCTATGGTAAGGGCGTGGCTCGAAGGGGATTGGACGGTGATCGAGGGTGCCTTCTTTGATTGCTGGCGCTATGACCGGCACGTTGTCGAGCCCTTTAAAGTCCCGGCTGACTGGGCTCGGTTCCGGTCGATGGACTGGGGCTCAGCGAAGCCCTTTTCCATCGGCTGGTGGGCTATCGTCGGAGACGACTACGTTACTGAGAAAAAGAGGTTCATCCCACGTGGCGCGCTCGTCAGATACAAGGAGTGGTACGGGTCGGTAGGACCGAACGTCGGGATGAAGATGACTGCAGAACAAGTTGCGCAGGGGATCGTTAAGCGCGAGCGGGAGGCACTCCGCTATGGAGTGCTCGATCCAGCTTGTTTCAAAGAGGATGGTGGACCCTCTATCGCCGAGCGGATCAATAGGGTGCTTATTGCCGCCAAGCTGCGGCCCTTCCATGAGGCTGACAACGCTCGGGTACCTACTGCCGGTCGTATGGGAGGATGGGACCAGATGCGAGCCCGACTCCTCGGAGATAATGATATCCCGATGATCTACTGCATGAGCAACCACAACGACTCCATCAGGACTATTCCCGCGCTTCAACATGATCCAGCGAAGATCGAGGATGTGGACACGGAGTCGGAAGATCACGCGGGGGACGAGTGGCGCTATGCGTGCATGTCACGACCCTATGTACCCGTGATGCGGAAGATCACGGAGACCATGAAGGTCGGTTACATATCGAAGCCCCTTCAGGGGGCGGGAGACTGGAGAGCGTACTGATGTCACATCTGGATACTGAGAAGGGCCAAATCTTCAGGCAGTTCGCGCGCGAAGTGCGGGATGTGGTGTGGAGCATCCACGAGCACCGCACTGGTCAAGAGACCGAAGAGGAATTGCTCGCCCTCTATGAGGGTATGATCGAGGCGATTAAGGATCGCTGTGATCAGCAGCTCCGAATGATCCACCACCTTCAGGGAAAACCAGTGGAACCGGTGGTGCATCAGCTTCGGGCTGTGGTAATGGGCCAGGGTGGCTTTAACCGATGAAACGCTGGGCTGGCATAGCCAGGATGGGCGGGGTGGGCGACAACCTGGTCGCCGGATCGCCAGCGCGTGCGCTCAAGCGTCAGGGATATATGGTCGAGGTTCTAACCTCCGAGCCCAACCATGTAGTGTTCCATAATAATCCCTATATCGACAAGCTCACTGTGAAGAACGTCGAGCGGGATATCGCCGAGAACAATCTCGCGGCGTGGCAAGAGTGGATGCGAGGCCGCGCGAAAGAGTATGATGTCTTCGTTCACGCATCGCACTCGATGGAAGGCCGCCACGCAGTCTTTCGAGTCATGACTTCGTTCTGGTGGTCGGACGAGGTTCGTCGAGAGATATGCGCCGGATCGTATCTAGAAACTGCACACAAGATAGCAGGACTTAGTCCCCCTTATGATTTCTGCCCACTGTACTTTCCGACGGAGGAAGAAAAAAGGCTGGCGCGCCAGGTTACATCGATCATGGGAGACCGCTATGTTTGTTGGGTACTTAGTGGGACTCGGATTGACAAAGTGTATCCATGGGCTTATTACGCTGTGGCGCGGATTATTAAGGAGTTAGACGCGTCTGTACTCTTGATCGGCGGGCCGAGTGAAAAAGAACAATCGATGGCCAGGGTAATCCTGGAGAATGTGGCGCTTCAGAATGGCGGCCGCGAGGGACTGCACATTGCGGTACCACAGGATGGTTCGGGAAGTTGGCCCTTGCGAGTCAGCCTTGCCCTCGTACATGGCGCATCTCTCGTGGTCGCTCCGGATACAGGCCCAGCGTGGTCGGTGGCGCTGGAGCCAACGCCAAAGGTGATTATGGTCTCGCACGCGAGCGCGGAAAACATCACCAAACACTGGCTCAACACCACCACTCTTCACGCGGACGCTAACCGCGTGCCGTGCTGGCCCTGTCACAGGCTCCATGATGACATCTCAACTTGTGTGGTGAACAAGGAGGGAAACGGTGCAGCTTGTATCTCTGACATCTCGGTTGAGCAAGTGGTTAAAGCCGTTGCCGAAAAGTGGCGTGGAGCCCAGGTTCTGCCGATGGTACGCCCACCAGGATCCGGTGGTCTCCAAACTGTGGCGGGTGGTGGACGATAGGCACTGGGTAGTTGCGTCGCTCTGTAGCGAGGAGGTGGCGAAGGAGATCGCCGAGGCTCACAACAAGAGTGATCCTATACAAACGTGGCAGGATTGGTTGAATGCTAAAGCTTCCTGACGTAACATTAGTTATGATTGAGACTCGCCAGCACGCTCTCGCGCAGCTCGCGCTCGAGGATAGTGAGCGACTGTGCGAGTTTGGGGATGTTTTAGTGTTCACTAATCATCCAAGTCAGTTTATGCGGGCGGATAGACGGGTTTATGTGGTCGAGGATTGGCCCACTAAGATGGGCTGGTCGAGGCATTTTTGGCAGGGAGTCGCGCCCTATATGCGGACTTCGCACGCTTTGGGCATCCAGTGGGACAGTTGGGTGGTTGATCCAGGGGCCTGGAGGCCCGAATTCCTCGAATATGATTATGTTGGGGCTCCTTGGTGGTACAAAGATGGTAAAAACGTCGGAAACGG